GGTATGGTTTCTTCGGTATCCTCGGTTGAATCCGAATCTATGTCCATTTGAGCAAGACTTATTACAGTATTTAAATAGTTCTCTTTGGTATCAAGATTACATGGAGTATATGCAACAACGGTAGACTTATTGAGTCTTGCCAACCTTGATTCGGATGTAGGTAACCATTCTTGGAATGATAGAGAATAAGAGCTATTGCTATCACTGAACACTCGGATCAATTCCAATGGTTCTTCAATAACCATAAAACTATCCTCTTTCCTATTTTTATTTATTAACGCTATAACTTCATCACCCGATACTAACTTAAAGTGTACGATGTTCAGTGCATCTGCTTCTTTTCTGATAGTACTCATATGTCAATCTCGTATATATTATACTTAAATTTTTCTTTACTGTAAATCTTTATTCGTTCTGCTGCATGGTTTAATGTGTAATTCTTCTTTTGTTTCCAATGTAGGTCATCGGCAATATCATACAATGTTGTAGCCTGCCCATTATCAGATTTACGAAGTCCTCGACCAATACTCTGTAGAACCTTTACTTGGGACTTAGAAGGACTAGCAAAAATAATGTTATGGAGGTTACGGATATTGACACCAGTAGAAAAGACACCCAAACTCGCGACAATAATTGCATCCTTTTCTTTTTCGGTAATTCGGCGAACCTCCTCACGTGTGTCAACATCTGTAGCTCCTGATACAAAGAAAACTTTTCTACGTCTATGTGCATTTTCACTAATCAATTTATATAGGGGTTTACCATGCTTCTCAACGTAGTTGAATAGTACAAGTGTATTGCCTTCCTGATCTAATGCAAGTTTACTAATAAATTTATTGCGCTTTTCATAACCAATAATGAATTCAATTTCATCTTGATATTTCTTCTTGATGACCTCTCGGCAATATTCTTCTTTATACTTCAGAAGTAAAACATTAATATTAAGATCAGCAAGGGCACCAGAATCCATCAAATCTTTAGTTGTTGTAACCTTATATGATGGACCGAAATGACCCTCCAATACTAATTTATGTACCTGAGATCCATCAAGGGTACCAGTTGTACCAAAGCGATATTCGGCCTCTTTACATTTACTTAATATTGATACGAGTGATTTGGCTTTAAAGTTGTGAGCTTCATCACCAATGACCATACCATATTGCTCAAACCATGGGGTCTTTAGTTTATATATGGACTGCCAAGTACTGATAACTATACGTTCTTCTTTAGCAATCTTTGGTTGACCACCATATATGCAATGTATTTCTTTCTTTGCATTAAATGTATCATCGAACTCAGAGTAATCAGCAAAATCGGAATACATTTGCTTAACAAGAGAAGTTGTAGGTACAACGATCAAGGCTTTCTTGTTAGGGTGTGCATCCAAAAAGTAACGCATAATAGAATAGATGATAAACGATTTACCTGATGCTGTCGGACTAATCAATAGAGCACGCTTATTAGTCAAACCGTGATAAATGGCATCTAGTTGGTAATCACGATGACCAATTGGCTCACCTCGAGATGTAAAAGTATAGTCTTCGAGATAAGACATATCAATACCAGCATCAGAACCAATAGCACCATAGTAATTGCTGAATTCTAATTCTAGTGTATAGTCACGAACTGCGACAAATTCCTTAAGATACTTAAACAAACCACCCGGCAATTCTTTATCACGGCCGTTGAATAGTCTTATTTTACCATCCCATACTTTATTCTTATAGGCAGGATGGAACTGGTAACCCTCAGCATAAAATGTAAAGAAATCCGTCAACTCATTAGCGATTCCGGGATCGCAGTCAATATGAAGAAACGCATGATTCTTTTTGTGTACTCTTATTATGTCCATCAGACCCCACTCGTAAACTTCCGCCACTCAATAGCATTCTTAATGGACTGGTGACGCCATTTGATATTGTCCATTATTTCTTTGAGTGTATCAATAATAGTTTTTATATATTCGATCTTTGCTTGCGCTTCTTGGATATGGGGATCTGAATCATAATAGTAATCCATATCACCCTTCATTATCTTTAAACCATTTAGAGCGTCATATTCCCACCCAAGAGCATCCATCTCATCCTTGGACATTTTACCATTATACCACAACCACTTTCTTTTGAGTAAGATCTTAAAGTCTGCTTCACGTTTCTTAAGTTGTAACTTATAGATGCTAATCATCTCCAAGTATTTGGAGTGCAATTGTGCTGATTTGAGCGATGACTCATCAAGATTCATTTCATCAATAACAGAATCTTTCTTCCACATTTCAATAATTTCATCAAGTTGCAACATAATAAATCCTTCAAGTAATAACAAATTATATATGGTATCAGATTATCTTATAGTATGAGTATGTAAATGATACGTTTGCTGTAAGATATTCGACATCAGTTAAAGCAGAATCAAATGGCACTGAGCTCAAATTTGTTGGATGAGCATCAACGAACTGAATCTGTTTTGCCACATTATTGTGTGAAGTATATATGATCAGTGTAATATCACGAGTTTTCTTTTTGTCGTCAGCTTCAGTAACCTGGGCCAGAATCCAGTCATGGATTTCTTGGTAATTGATAAAGTTTTCATCAATCAGAAATGTACATTCTAATGTTGAATAGTCTACCTTATCACCAGAGGCAAGAATATTACGTTGTGGTGTAGCGTAATTAGCACCAGTAACTGAAATGTCTGGAATTGCTACCTGTTGAACAAGAAATTGAACATTCTTGAATTTTGTATTATCTATAACCAAACGAAAACTAGAAGGATTAGCAAAATTATAATCCTCTATTAATGTCTCAGTGTTGGATTCAATATTTGTGTTTATATTGTATGGCATAATTCTACCTCAAAGTTATACCATTATTTATACCCACTAAAAAGGAGGCCCGAAGGCCTCCTCAGTGTTAGGTCAGTAACCTAACGGTTCCCAAGGTAGTGGGATTCTTTAACTTACGCCTGATCTAGGATGTTAGAAACAGCAAAGATACGGTAGTAAGTGTTAGTACGAACAGCACCAACTTCGCCAGTATTGTCAACGAATGGGTTAGCAACCATACCGTAGCGAGTTTTGAAGCCGATCTTAGGCTGGAAGCTGTTTTCACCAACCGCACGAACCATAGTGAGTGGTACGTATGGGCAGTAGAACATACCAGCGTCGTATGCGTTAGTACCTTTGTAACCAACAGTTACGTAGTTAACAGTTGCATATGGGTCTAGGTAAACCTTAACACCACCAGCAAGAGTACCAACAAGAGTAGTACCAGTTACGTCAGAAGAAATACCAGCCTGACCAGAAAGTGCAGGAGTGTAATCCAACATACCAGCAGCAGAAAGAACTGCAGCAACGTCAGCAGATACCATGATGAAGTTACCTTTACCACGACGAGTTTCTACTGCGATCTGGTTAGCTTCACGCTGGATGTGAACCAATAGACCTTTGTACTTCTCAACAGACCAACGGCCGTCTGCATCTGCAGCAAGGTCGAAAGTACCTTTAGAAGCGATTTCAGCCTGCTGTGCACCAAGTACTGCACGGCTGTTGATTGTGCGAACAACTTCACGGTTGATTTCAGCAAGGATCTCACCAGAAAGGATGTTAGCAAGTTCAGCTTCAGCGTCGAGGCCGTGAACAGCTTTAAGATCCTGAGCAAGTTCCATAGTGTATTCTGCTTTAAGAGCACGAGTCTTAGCAGTTACAGAAGTTTTCTCGATAGAGAAAGCCATTTCTGCGAAATCAGCACCAACACCATCACCCAATGCTTCACCAGCAGAGGTAGACATACCAGTACCAACACCGAATGCATCGTTTACATCGTCAGCTGGAGTAGTATCAGTACCACCCAAAGAAGAAGAATCAGCACCCTGAGCACCAGCACCAGAGAAACCAGAATCAGCTTCGTTGAAGAGTGCTTCAGTACCACCCTGTGAAGTGTAACGAGACTTCATTGCGAATACAAGGCCAGTAGGACCAGACATTGGCTGTACACCACAAAGATCGTAAGCGATCAAGTTAGGCATTGCACGACGAACCAAAGAGATAAGGATTGGATCCCAGTTAGCCATGTTACCAGCACCGCCAGTAGTAGCGTTAGCAGGTGCAGCTTCAGAAAGGTACTGCTGCTGGCCGCGCTCTTCTGCAAGAGCTTTTTCAGTGTTTTCGAGAAGCTGTGCAGTTACTGCAGCGCGGTGGCTGTCCTGGAATGCTGGAGCTTCTGCGGCTTCCATGATTGGAGCCCATTTTGCTTTAATATCATTGATATTCATTTTTAT